TCAGATACGTCACCTCCGGCTTCGAGGTTCTTCATCATGTTATACATAACTTCTGCCCCTTTGTCTACATCTCCATCTCCTGCATTTCTAACCGCATCAGCTGTAAATACAAACTCATTCTTAGATAATCTTGCGGGCACATCGTCTGCTTTTTCCATACGTCCAATAGGGACAAATCCACCTTCTTCTCTGTAGTCTTTTTCCATACCACCCATATCTAATAAAGGCATTATCTTTTTAGCTACAGGTTCTTTCTTTGCTTGACCACCTTCTGCTGCATAAAAGTCAAACTCACTACCAGCAAATCTAGGTGCTAAATATTCAAAAGGTCTTCTTCTGATTGCAGCAATATCTATTCCTGGTCCTCTATCTATTTCTCCCGGTTCTTCTTGTTCCTCCCGTTTAGCCATTAAACCAGCTAATCCTGATGCACCAGCTATTGTTAAGAATGGATTTTCTTTTGCAAACTCTAAACCTTTGCTACCAAATTTTCCAAGACCTTGTGTTATTCTAGAAAATAAACTTGGGTCTTTTGTTACTTGGCTAGCGGCTTTTGTTAATGATGCAGGTATTCTACTAAAATCTGCACCTCCACCTCTAGTTAATATATTACTTAAGTCTGCGCCTCCACCTCTAGGTAATTGAAATTTTGGTGCTTGAGAAACTCTAGCTGCATTAAATGCTTTTCCATCAACTCCTGGCGCACCTCCTGGAGGAAGTGCTTTTGCAGCTGCACCACTTAAGGCTGCTGATAATGCAATATCTTTAAAATCTAAATCTTCACCTGAAGCTACTTGTGTAATACCTGTAGTAGCTGCAGATAGTAACATTGCTTTTTGTGTTGCTGATAAACTTGCCATGTAAGGGGCCATTGCAGGGCCAAGAGCATAAGGTGCAGCAACTGCTAAAGCTATTCTACCAATAGGACTTTTTGCAACTTTTTTAACTCCCTTTGCAACTCCCTTTACAACTTTTTTAATTGGTCTTGTAATTTTTCTAACAATACTTCCCAACCCGTAAGCTTGTCTTGCCTCATCAGTGTCTTCTAAAAATCCACCGTCAGCCATAAATCTATATGCTATTCTATTTAAATCTAGTGCTCCAATACCTTGTTGTGGTGTCATTGGATTCATCATAGATGCTGCTGTCGTCAGTGGGTTAAATCTCATAGTTGATCTTATACCTGCCTCATCTCCTCTACTATCATCATCGTCATCATCTACTGACGATCTTGTTCCCTGAAAATCTGGAGTTCCTAATAAATCATCAGGATTAAATCCTCTAGGACCAAATTTTCCAAGTTTACTAGCTACAAATTTTGCTAATCTAACGGTTGGAAGTTTACTTAATGAAAAACCACCTGTATCTGTCCTACCTGTAGGACCTCTAGTTTTACCTTTAGTGCCCATGAAATCACTTCTGTCATCACTAGCCGGTCCTTGACCAGTTTCTGGCCCATCTCCGACATCAGCACCTGGCCCTGGTCCTGCCATTCCTGGTGCACCTGCTGCTGCAGCTGCATCACCACGGTATCCTTGTCTAGCACCACCAAATCCTGGTTGTACTAACATACCTCCACCATTAGCTTTTGGTTGTCTATCCATGTATTCTTCCATTAATTTAATTCTAAATTTTTCTCCGTAAAATTCTGGCGGCACTTTACCAGTTCTTTCCATATATTCATTTTCATGATCAATAACTTTTTGTTCTATTTCTCTAGAAATATCTGGTTTATCAGAAAGAACACCAAAGGTCGTTCCACCGTCTTGTAACATCTGTTTTGCTTGTTGTGCTCTTGTTATGGCCATTTGTCTATTCTATTTTGTTTCTCCCAATAAATCAAGACTTGGCATTATCACGGTTACGTCTCTTTGAATATCTTCAGCAGGTACTCCTTTAGACTTCCATTCATTATCACTCATGTATTGTTCGCCTGTTTTCTTGTTTTTTATTGTTTCTATTATTTTCTCTGGTTTTAGTTCTTTCATTATGTAACCTCTCTTGGCTGTATTTCTAATATTGAAGCTATGACGTGCAGCTCGTTCGCGTCAGAAGCTTGTACTTTAAGTATCTCACTCTCTTCCATTACAAGAGGATGAGTTAAAAGTTCTGTTGTAGTATTGGTTGCTATGGTCTTTGATTTGAATAAAGTAAATATATTAGTGTTAGCATCAACTAAAGTAATATCTATATTACAACCAGACCCTGAATCGTTAGCAACTAATATAGATTTAATCACAGATGTTTTTGCAGAAGGCACAGTATACAAAGATGTTAAATCTGTTGTCGATAAATCTGCTTTTTTATTTATAAAATTATTAGCCATTAATTTAAAAAGAAGTTAAATGCTTCTAGTTCCTCTTTTAATTCTTGTTGATATGTTGTATTTAATTTTTGAATTACACCATCTAAATCTCTAGTTTGAGCTTCAGCCACAGTGTAATCATATTCTTGAGAAGGTCTTGTTAATACTTGTACTATTTTTGCCATTATCTACGTCCATCCGGTTGTATATCTAATCTGAATGTTCCTAACTTCCAACTTTGACTAGCTCCTGTATTTGCAACTTTTAATGATACTGCTCTTGCTCTAGCACGTGTGTCTACTTTTTGTGTGCTTGAATCAATTGTAAAAGGTCCTAAAGCAGAGCTAGCTTTAGTGTCATTAGGAAAGTTTCTTAATTCTAAAGTTACTTGTGTGTTTCCTGTTTGAGCTATAAAGTCAGGTATAAACCTTCTTATCTTCATTAAGAATTCTCCATCTCCTCTAATGCTTGCAACACCTTGTTGTTGTTGTGTAATGTCAAAATCACCAGAAGATATGTTAGAAGTTATTGCAGTTATTGTTCCATTTCTATTTTGATCTGTCCCTGTTTCGTGTTCATAGTATGATGTTCTACCTTCAGTGTTTCCTATAACATCATGCGATGTATCGGTTGATGCATCATATTCTAAAGCGTGTGGTCTTGGAAAAACCGCTGAGTCTTGCCACATGGTTCTTGAAAGAGATCCTACAGTCCAAACAGGTCTTTGTGGTGAAGAATCAAAATAATTATATGCAACCATTCTATTAACAACAGTGGATGTGGCTTGTGGATAAAACCACATAACCTCACCAAACAAATTATTTAGTCCTGCTGAAATCATTTGGTTTCCTGATTCTATGTTTATATCATCAAATACAAAGTCCTCTACTAAACAAGGTAGTGATTCTAGTTTACCAGCATACCTAAAGAAACCATTCTCTGACATCCAGTACGCAGCACCATCAACTTCTACACAAGCATTTTGTCCAACGAGTCCACAGTTAGTTCCAACTTGTGAAAAGGCAAACGTAAAAGGAGATCCTACAAAACGTTGAGTAAATAACGCTGTGTCAGTCCAAACATAAATTGCATCACGACCTCTGATTGCTCCTCTGATCTGTGATCCGTCGGCCAGTCTTTGTGTACCAGCTGTATTGGTTGCCGTAGGTGTATACGTGTTTATATCTTCTTGGTCCGAGAATCTAATAAACATATTATCTTGAGTTGCTTTATTACCAATTGTTGTCTCTGTTCCATAAAATACTAAGTGACGATCTGGTGTTGATACAACCATATGTCTAGATGCAGTTGGTGCTCCGGATATAATATTACATCTTGTTTGTGTTGCTATCGCTAAACTAGAATCCCATTCAAACACTTCACCATCGTGTATTAAACAAATTGCTTTATCACCAAAATTATCTATTGACCACATACCAGGTTCTAATACCAAGTCACCTGATGCTGCTTCACCCCAAGCAACGAAGTCTGAAGAATTAGTCACAGTTGCACCATCGCTATGTCCTGATCGTGTTGAATTTCTCACAGCTCTTGTAATACCTGTTAATGTAGTGCCGCCTGTAACTCCTGTATAAGATATTTCTTCATTCCCTACTTGTATAAAATTTGTACCCGTGCTTGGAAATTGAGATGCATCTGCTAAAACAATTGATGTTCCAGATCCACCTGTTCCTGCCGTGTCATCTAAAAGCGCTCCATTTAAAGTTGTTGTAACTGGGTTAGAAGCTTGTCCACCCCAAGACCCAAGGCCCCAACCAAAACCTTTTTCTTGAACAGCGGATCCAACAGGATAATAATGTTGGACTCTAATACCGCCGGATGTGGTTGCACCAGATCCTGTTTCGTTTGATGGCATCGTTATAGTTATGGTATTTGTAGATGGAACAGAAGTTACCATAAATTTTTTTTCATCAAAATCTGATGCACTAAAATTAGATCCTGTAATTGTGCTAAAATTATCTAACAAAATAATATCTTGAGGATTTATGTTATGTCCCCCTGAGAAAGTTATTGTAACAATTGGTGATCCATTAGTTGTACTAAACGCATTTGTAAGAGTTGTTGTAGTTTTAATAGGGTGTATGTCATAAAATACACCTCCAGAAAAAGCATATAAAATTCTGTTTGTTCCTATAATAGCGTATCTTCTACCTAAACTATTAACAAAATGATGTAGACCACGTCCAGCTCCTGTAAGTTCATTCTCATTTATAGTGCCTAGCTGGTTCCATCCTCCTATTTTTTCAGGAGATCCATATCTAAATCTAACATTATCGCAGTCAACCCACTGGCCCTCTGCAGCAGTTTCTGATATTTGTTTGTTAATACCTGGTTGAAAACCTATTTTTTGTAACATAAATAGTCCTATTTAATATAAGCACTACACTCTACAGCATAAATTAAGTTAGATCAATTTGTATTATTCGTGGGTCTTTTGCACTCAGCAGGTAGCCCTAGGTGGGGTCTGTTATCGTATAAATTTTCTAAATTATTATCACTATTATAATGAAGAAAAACTTGTCCACAGTGCTCTCCTTCAAAAGGTTCTCTCCAATGTTCTACTTTACAACCTTTGTAGAATAAAGCATCTCCAGGTTTCAAATCTACTTGAACTCCTTTTTTGCCCATTTCACCAGATGGTTCTAAATATATTGGCCAAGAATCTCCTCCTAAATTTACCGTAGCAGATAATTGACAAGATGGTCTATCTTTATGCCTTTTTAATATGTCACCTTTTTTGTATATTCTACAGTATGAATATGTTTCAATTAGTTTAACATTCATTATTTTTTCTACTTTTTCTTTAGTCAAAAATAACAAATTATCCATTGCAATATCACAGTAGTGAGAATAAGTGTTTGGAACTTGTTTATCACTGTATGTTCCAAAATAATGTACAAATGGTGGTATAATTTTTTCTTTTATTAATGTGCCATATACATTTCTTTTCATAAATAAATAACTAAAAAGAAAGAAAGCAAGTTCCTCACTAATAAATTTTTTTATAACAATATAATTATCTTTTTCAAAATTACCCATATATATTTCCTGATATTGTCACTCTATATCCATCACTAGTATAAAAAGGATATACAGTATGATTTAAATTTGCTGGAAAAAATAATATTCTTTTCTGATCTGATTTACAAACATCAATTGTAAAATGAGACAATTTTCCTACAATGTTTGCATAAATAAATTGTAGTCTAGAGGTAAAGTCTCCGTTAGCATTAAATATTTCTATTTCATCGTTTAATTCAAAAGGCACTTGCATAAATATAACAAAACTAAATAAACCGCTGTGTATGTGAATAGGATTAAATTCATGTTTTTTTTGAAAATTTACCCACATCTCTCCTAGTCGTAGTTTTTCAATATTGTTTGTTTTTTGTGTTGTAGAATCTAAATGCGGAAAAAGATTTTTTGCTAACTGTAAAATATAAGGCTCTATAATTTTTGTGCTCTTAGGTAATTTATATTCATGTTTTATGTGTCCTGCTAAATCAACATTTTTTAAATAATCTTTATTATTAAAAACTTCTTTAGATTCTTTTATTAAAGCATCATAAATTTCATTTGGCACCCTATCTGAAATTATAGGAATGTTTGGTAGTTGCACCAGATTCATTATTTAAATGGTCTCCCTATATACCAAGCCACTAAACTATATCTATTCCCCCATGTTACAGGATAAACTTTATGCCAAATAAAAGATGGAAATACTATTATACTTCCTTTTGTTGTTTCGTTTACATCTATAATGTTGCAGCCCTCTGGGTTATTTCTAATATCAAATTTTAATTCTCCACCTACATAATCTGATCTATCAGAAAGAAGAACTATAGCTGATAATTTTCTTATTCTACCATGAAGCTTTGGATCATTTGGTCTGTCCATAACCTGAAAGTCAGAATCACAGTGCCAATTATAATATTGATTTAATTTATATTTAGTAAATTGAATTGGTTCTACAAAATCATATTCATAGTTCCAACCAGCTTTTTTATTAGCTTCTGCAACATATGGGTTTAATATATCGTATAGCCATTGTTCATCTATCCAAGCGACATTAGAATTTCTGTGTCCACTTATAAGTTTCTTTTTTTGATCGTCAGTTAAATCTTTTACATTACCACCTGTTCTACCTACTTCTTCTTTTAAAGAATTTCCATGGTTTATAATTTTGTCACATAAATCTGCATCTAATGCTTGGTTCCAAAAATAATAAGAATAGTTTAATATCATGCTGTTCCTGTAGGCACTGTATAAAAAAAATGTGTTATAGCATATCTGCCCATAAATTTATCTTTAGTTTTCATTTTTATTTTATCTACTCTGTGTAAATAATATGAAGGAAACAACACCATTCTATTATTTTTAATTTCAACTTTTTTACCCCAATCATCAAATATTAAATCGCCACCTTCAAAACCTTTTGGTTCTTTGTATAACCAAATAAGAACTGTAAATTGAAACACATCAAAATGCGAAACAAAATGATCTCCATCTTCATAATAAGAAATCATTGTGCTATCACTATTTGTTTCAGGAAACTGTCTACCCATTCTAATTTTTGATATTTTTTTATGTATATCTTTATTAATAAATTTTTTTGTTCCATTTAAAATAGGTGAGATATTTCTTTTTTCACGTGTGTAAAAACTATCTAAATATATTCTATAACAATGAGCTTGTGAAACATAACCTGATTTAGTTTTATCAACACCTGTTATGGTTAGGTTTTCACTAGCTCTTGGTAGTTCTTGTGTTTGTGCATGAAAGTCTAATTCTTTCCAAACAGATTTTAATTCTTCTGAATTGTACCAATTATCAACGACTATAAATTTGTCGTCCATTACAGTGTTATGTATAATTTTCATGCGCTTTCGAGTGCTTTCCCGTATTCAGGTAAGTATATAATATCTATATTAGATTTCAACATCATATTTAGTAAGTCCTCTATTGACTCTACCAAAGGCATTCCAGCTGTGTTTAACGAAGTGTTTAATATTACAGGTATTTTTGTTATGTTATAAAACTCTTCTATGACACTGTAAAAATTTACATTTTGTTCTCTTTTTAAAGTTTGTATTCTACAAGAATTATCAATGTGGCAAACACCTGGTATTTTATTTATCTTGTCTTCTTTAACTTTTACAACATAAGACATATATGGTGTTTCATCTTTACCCTCAAGATTAAACCAATCTTTTGTATGTTCATATAAAACTGTGCCTGCATAAGGTCTAAACCATTCTCTGTTTTTAACTAAATTTACTTTTTCTTTAGCGTTAGGATTGCATGGATTAAATAATATAGATCTATTTCCTAAAGCTCTTGGCCCCATTTCTGATCTACCTTGGTATATACCCACACATTTATTTGACGCCAATAATTTAGCTACCTTTTTACTATCACATTCAATAATTTTATAGTTTTGATTTATATCAACAGCAGCTGGTTTAAAAATATTTAATTCTTCTTCTTGGTTTAAATAAGGTGGCCCTTGATATAAATTTTTGTATTTAGATGGTTTATTATTTCCTAATGTATAATCTAAATGTTGAGCAAGTCCTATTGATGTGCCTCCATCATGACAAACTGGGTCTACAAATATATTATTGTTAAGTTTTAAAAATTCATAATTAGCTATAGAGTTTTGAAAAAACCCTCCACTTAAACAAATATTGTTACCAAAATTTTTCATAATCCAACTAATATAGTTTTTAACCACTTTAGTTGTGTCTTGTTGTATTCTAAAACAAAAGTCTTCATTTGAAAATCTGGTGAATTCTCTACACAAAAACATTTCGTTAAAAAAACTATTTGGTTTACAAAAACCATCTAAGTTTTCATATAAGCTAGGTAGTTTTTTATTGTCTTTACCGTAACAAGATAAGCCCATAATAGAACCGGGTTCTCTAAACCCTAAAGCGTCTTTGTATGTTTCAAATGCTCCTGCAGGACTTAAACAGTTTTCACTATGAAACTTGCCTGAAGACATGCTTTTTCCCCAAGAATTTTTACAAAGTTTATATATTAAAATAGGTTCATGATTATATGATAGTTTGTAAATAGATATTACTTCTTGACCATATTTGTTGCCGTCAAAAATAAAAGAAGTTCCTCCATTATCTACAATTAAACAAATAGCTTCTTCAAAACCTGAGTTATAAAAAGAACTATAACAGTGTGTTAAATGATGTTCGTCGTAAGGAATTAATTTATTAAAACTTATATTATATTTTTTTAACGTATGTTTTATATAATTTGTATCGCTTTCAAGTCTTTCATCTGTCATATCAAAAGAGGTATATCCAATAATTTCAAAATGACTTCCTTTTAATTTTTCACAAAGTTTATCTACTTGATTGTCTCTCTTTCTTCTAGATACTCTTTCTTGTTCAATAGAAAGTAAAAGATTACCTTTTTCTACGATAGAAAATGATGCGTTATGACTTAAATTAATACCTAATACTTTCATGCTTTTGAAAGCAATATACAGTCAATTAAAATTATTTCAAGATAGATTAACTAGGCCAACCAGTTCCAGTTTTATAGAAATAAACAGTTTTTAAATCCCAAACACCAGGTGCTGAATCAACTGCTTGTTCTCTAATTACGACAACACCAGATCCGCCTCCTGCTCCAGGTGCAGGTGGGTTACTCCCCCCGCCGCCTCCGCCGCCGGTATT